GTGTCTGTGCCCCCCTTTCAAGTGACGAACATCACCCCCATTTTCGTGTATTTGTGCGTAACGTCACATGAATATGTTTGACAACGTTCACGTGTTGTGGTAGGTCGGCGGTAGGGCATATTAATAAGCGGTCCTATTGTCAGTACAATAGGGCCGCTTATGTTAGGACATTTGTTTGTGTGGTTCAGTTCACGTGTTTCTGGGTTGACTGTCAGAGAACTGTGGTGCATTATTAATACATGAACGGGGCGGGGTTAGCCCGCTGGGAATGGAAGGAACTGACATGCACTACACACAGAACACAAATCCTTGCAACAGCATGAAACTTAGGGCCGTGATTGGTGGCTGGACAGATTATTACATCAATCACGAGGATGATTGGGTTGCATTTAATGTGCATGGTGTTCGCGTAGTGGTTCTAGACAACAACCCAGATAGCGATTCAATCGTATTCCAATGGGACTTCAATTTGCTTAGAACCACCATGGGGGGACTCATTAACGCAATGACTTTGATTGACAACTGGCTGGATGTGTGATTATGATTACTCATAAAGTTATTAAGAAGACCATCACACACTGGATTGAATATTTCATACGAGGTGGTGGAAATCATGCAACATTTAGAGTTAACGACACACCGTTATACGTGAGCATTTATGGCGAGCAAGTAGTGTTTGACTATAAGATGAAACATTACGGTGTTTTCATCTCAGAATTCAGTGCAGCAGATTTAAACAAAATTATTTCATTCGTTCTATCACAGGGCGAACTACCTTCAAGGGACAACAATGTGGGAAAACATTAACGGCGAACTTATCTGGATCGACAAGGAAATGGGGTGGCAGGAAAATGAACGACGCAATTCTGTTGGCGATGATAAAGTTTGTCCTTGTGGTGACGTGCGCGCTCATGGCGATCGGCTTAGTGCGGGCGGGATTGCTGTCGGTGTCGCTGGGGGTATGATTGCTGCGAAGGCGGCGCCTAAGGTTGGGAGTTGGTTGTTGTGGATGGCTGGGATTCTTACTGCGATCATGATTTTTATGTGAGAGCATACTCAGATAGGCTAGAATCTAAGCGATTTCTGGTTAAAAGATACACCACTTCATTTGATCATATTCGACGATTCAAGATTCTTGGAACTAAATATGAAGTGACCATTAGGCGAGGAATAACTACCACATCGCATACACTGTCAGTGGACACACATAATCTAGAGTTTGACAAACACACACCAACTGCGGATATTGTGTGCACAGCATTGACAGATGAGGGATTCATTTTATTTCCTGAAGACATCGATTCTTCACCACTCTTTTAGATTCCCGGCTGGGCGGGTAATACCAGAAATCTGAAATGAAATCAAGCCATATACGAAAGGAAACGATCATGGCTGTTGTTTACTCTTCTCTCTCCGACGACTTCGCTGGCAAGAAGGCTTTCTTCACTGCTCAGAATTCGGCTGTTTCTTTCAAGGAACTGCGCGGTAAGACGATTGAGATCAAGGACATTGTTATCACGGAGGATGACGTTGTTGACACGGATACTGGCGAGGTTGAGACGCGTCGTGCGATCACGGTGATTGACAAGGATGGCAATGCGTTCGGGACTTCGTCTCAGACTGTGGTTGCTCAGATTCAGCGGCTTGTGGATATTCTGGGTGACGTTAAGTCGTGGCCGGAGCCGGTGGCCGTTGAGATTGGTTCAGCTAAGTCTGGTCGTGGTCGCGAGTACACGACGGTGACGCTGGCCTGAGTGGTCCTGTAGGATACTAGTTGCCCCCTGCCCCTTAGGGGGCAGGGGGTGATTGGCTTGGTTAGGTCTCATTGGGGTAAGCATTATCGCGCGTTTAAGCGGGGCGCTAAGAATGTTCGGAATACTGCGAGTGACATTAGGTCGTTTGTTGGTTCCCTTTCTTTTAATCCTTTGCCGGACACGCTTTCTGAGGAACAGGGTGGTTCTCGGGTTAAGTCGGCTAAGGCGAGTCATCGCGAACGGCATAGGTCTGAGTTGGATAAGGCGCGTGAGATGCTTCAGGTTGAGCGCGATAGGGCCATCAGGAAAATGTATCGGATGGCCACTAGTGATGACGGGGCGGATATTCGTGGAACTAAGTTTGACCCACTAGGCAAGTCTGCGGTAGGAAAGGTTACGTTAAAGAATGCTTCGAGAGAACTTGAGCGTCTTAGCGAGTTTAATAATTCTAGTAGTGTTTGGTATTATAGTGACCGTCACGGTAATCCCATCTCTGCTAAGGACGTTCGTCGTTATCGTGATGCTGTGCGACGCTATAATGCAGATATAGATGCTTACGAGAAGTCCGTTTCGGGAACACACCTCCCCCAATTAGGTGACGCTAGCGTGGGTGACTGGATTAGAGATTTTCGTCCAAAGAAAACTTATCTCGCTGGCGGGTCACACTATGCCCTTGAGCGAATGAATCCCGATAAGCGATCTGTTAATTTTGAGTCGGCTGAGGCAATGCGCGAGAAAACCAATCAGGTTTTGCGTGACATAACCGCTAAGGGTAAGCAAGCGAAATTGACTAATGCTAAGAAACAGATTGCTGCAATGCTTGATGTTATTGGTGATCCTGAACTGTATGATATTCTTACGGACATTCCTGATGATGTGCTATGGCTAATGTGGACAGTTAATGCCGATTTTGCTAACCAACTATCTTTGCAGTATGAGGCAGCGAAAGAAGGGTATTTCGAGAAACGTAGAGCAGGAGAAGACTTGTATTATGAAGATGTCGAAGATTCAAACAGTGGTATCAAGAATCTCCTGAAGGAGATTCACTCAATTCAGATTAAACCGGAGGACGATTTCAGTGGTTCGCCAATCAATAAGCGCAAGGCCCGTAAGGGCCGGCGTTAGGCGTAGCCATAAGAAGGTTCCTTCGTTTTGCGCTGACTTTGAGACGACTACGGTTGAGGAGGATTGTCGTGTTTGGTCCTGGGGCATCATTCAGGTAGGTAAACTACAGGATTATGTTGACGGGACTAGCCTTGATGGCTTTATGTCCCATATTTCTGAGCGCGCAGCACACATTTATTTCCACAATCTCGCTTTTGATGGCACATTCATTTTGGACTGGTTGCTTAAGCATGGATACAGATGGACTAAGGACTCACCTGGGGTGAAGGAATTTACTTCCTTAATTTCTCGCATGGGGAAGTATTATTCAATTACTGTGGTTTTTGAAACGGGGTATAGGGTTGAGTTTCGAGATTCATTTAAGAAACTACCCATGTCCGTTTCGGCAATCGCTAAGGCATTCAACTTACACGACCAGAAACTAGAAATCGACTACGAAAAGCATCGCCCAATAGGATATATCCCTACAGAGCAAGAGAAACGATATCAACGGAATGACGTTGCGATTGTTGCTCAAGCACTCGAGGTTCAGTTTGCAGAGAAGATGACGAAGTTGACGGCGGGTAGCGATTCGCTGGCAACATATAAAAAGATGACAGGGAAACTTTTTATCCGTCGCTTTCCGATTCTTTCACCTGAGATCGATACAGAAATCAGAAAAGCGTATCGTGGTGGATTCACTTACGCAGACCCAAGATTCTCAAAGAAACTGAATGGTGTTGGAAGCGTGTATGACGTCAACTCCCTATACCCATCGGTCATGCGGACGGCCCTACTCCCCTACGGGGACCCGATCTACTCGGAAGGCGCGCCTAGAACAGATCGACCGCTATATATTGCTTCGATTACGTTTACAGCAAAACTTAAACCCAATCATATTCCCTGTATACAAATTAAAAAGAATCTTTCCTTTAATCCAACGCAATACCTTGAAGAAGTTCCTGAACCAACAACTGTTGTAGCAACAAATATCGATATTGAATTATGGAAAAAACATTATGATTTCAAGATTTATTCTTGGAATGGAACGTTTGAGTTTCGCGGCTCACACGGATTCTTTGACAATTATGTTGACCATTTTATGGAGATTAAGAAAAACAGCACAGGAGGATTGCGACAGATTGCAAAACTACATCTAAACAGTTTGTATGGAAAGTTTGCAACTAATCCTGACATTACTGGAAAACATCCTGAACTAAAAGACAACAGAGTTTCACTAGTAATGAATGAACCCGAGACACGTGACCCTGTTTACACGCCGATGGGTGTTTTCATTACTGCGTATGCTCGGAAGAAAACTATCAGCGCAGCACAAGATAACTATGAAACTTTCGCGTACGCTGACACGGATTCACTGCACCTGATAGGTCCCACCACTCCCCCGGATACACTGTGGGTTGACCCCGCAGAACTGGGCGCCTGGAAGCATGAGAGTACTTTCACAAAATCGGTCTACATTCGCGCGAAGCAATATGCAGAGGAAATCGATGGTAAACTAGATGTACACATTGCGGGAATGCCCCGGAACGTGGCAGCAACACTTACACTAGATGACATGTTGCGCGGCGGTTCTTGGAATGGTAAACTGATTCCTGTAAGGGTTCCTGGGGGAACAGTCCTCAAGGATACAACATTCACACTCAAGATTGATTAAGGTTGGTAATCATCATGGCACGTCCTGTTTCTACTCACACCACTGTTAAGTTCCGTCTCTCCAAGTCTGTAGTTGCTGACCTCGAGGAGATGCATTGGGTTCTTCGCAAGGATTCTTCGGAGATTGTTGAGGCGGCGGTTATTGAGTATCTCGCCAAGAATGCTCCCAAGTCTGCTAAGTGATTTCTGACCGATTGCGAGGAAGCAACCTAATGAACTGGGCCTTGCTCGGTTGGGTAGCACCCCTCAGGATCACTTTCAGATAGTTGGGTATTGTGGTAGGCTAGGAACGTAAGTTCCTAGCCTACCTTTTTAGGAGGAATTATGTCAAAGAAAGAAAACGACTACGCACAGAGAGTGCGCCTGCAGAATGAAGTTAATAAAGCCCAGGATGATCGCAATAGACGAATTCTTGGTGAGAAACTGTATCAACAGAAAAAGAATGAAGCCAAGGCCAAGGAGAATGCTAAACCTTCAGTAAAGGAGGTTGTTAAGAACCCCAATAAGCTTGCGGGTGACGTCAATTCACGCGTCCAGGAAGGACTTGGCAAGGAACGGGAGAAGGAGGACAAGGAGGCCGCCAAGGAAGCGGCGGGGATGGAGAAGGCTAAGGCCGAGCAGAAGGCGCGGCACGAGGCCAATAAGGGCGTAACGCCTAAGAATCCCGATGACCTCGCTAATCCTAAGAAGGCCGCCGAAGCCGCTCAGAATCAGAATGGTGGTCAGCGCACTGACGAAGAGTGGCGCGCAATGGGCGAAGACCCCAAGGATCACCAGGGCGTGCAGGCTCATGATCCTGGGGACACTGATGGTGATGGTGTTGAGGTTTCTTCGGAGAAGGGGAACAATAAGCCGGGTGACCCTATTGTTCCTGAGGAGGAGAAGAAGGACCCGTTTGCTGACACTAAGGAAGCATGGCAGAAACTCACTGAAGTTTTCGGTGAGAAGGTTTCTAAACTTCAGTCAGAACTTGAGGCTAATCTAGGTCAAGCCCTTGAGCCAACTGACAGGGAACTCAACAACCCTTATGCGGGGGATGACGTTCCCGAGTCTAAGGAGATGAGGCTGGACGACGTCAAGGAGACTCTGAATAACACCAGGGACACTGCCGAGAAGGTAGGCAGGGACCTAGGCGCCGTGGGTAAGGTGGCGGCCGGAACGGCGGGCACTGCTGCGAAGGACGCTGGAAATGCTATAGTTGAGGGACTAGGTATCGATACGGAGGCTGCAAAGAATACTGGCAAGACATTGGCAGGTTTGTCGGGGCTGTTTGCTAGGTCCGACAATGAGAATAGCAAGGTTCCTGATTCCGGTTGGAACCCCAAGTCAATTACCGATCTGTTTAAGGATGACTGATTATGCCCCAGTTGCGTGACGACACTACCAATATTGATATTCTTAACGCCATCCGAAGCGATGCGCGTTATGACTATCAGAACATGGTTCCCGAGGCCACTAAGGCTAACATTCAGGAGACCATCTCCGGAATCATGTCTGACAATATTACTCGAAACGAGTTTGTGTCAGCCCTGATTAACCGTATTGGTTCTACCATTGTTCGGGATATTTCGTGGAAGAACCCGCTCGCTGTTTTCAAGCAGGGAATGATGAACTTTGGTGACACGATTGAAGAGGTTCACCTTGATTTCATTAAGCCCACCATTTACGAAGAGCAGCGCGATTATCTTGAGCGCGACGTCTTTGGGCAGGCTCCTCCCCCGGCTAAGAGCGGTTTCCACACTCTTAACCGTAAGGAGAAGTTTAAGATCACGCTTAACCGTGACGTTCTCCGTAGGGCTTTCCTTTCGGACAATGGGCTTTCTGAGATGATTTCTCAGATCATGTCCGTGGCCGCATCCTCCGATGAGTGGTCGGAGTTTTTGTACATGACGCGCCTGTTTAAGACTTACGACGATTCGTTTGGTTTCTTCAGGATGCAGATTGCCGATCTTAACCAGTTTGAGGTGAATAAGGATAAGGTTGATACTGCGCTCAAGGCTCTTCGGGTTGCGGCGAATAAGATGATGTATCCGACGCCTGCATTCAATTCGGCCGGGGTTCACTCTTTCGCTCGACCTGAGGACCTGGTGCTTATTGCGACGCCAGAGTTTAAGGCGAACGTTGACGTGACCTCGCTGGCGGGAGCCTTCAACCGTAGTGACGCTGAGGCACCGTCTCATATCATCACGGTTCCGTCTGAGGTTCTGGGAATGGATGACACTTCAGCCATCCTTACCAGCAGGCAGTTCTTCGTTATCAAGGATGTACTCCTTGAGAACCGGAGCATCTCTAACCCTGAGGGCCTTTACGACAACTATTGGTTGCATCACTGGTCTATTTTGAGTGCTTCGCCGTTTACTCCGGCGATTGCGTTCGGAACTAAGCCGAACACTATTGTGGTGACGCCTAAGGCTGAGACCAACGCCGAGATCGCGAACCTCACGGTGAGTCGCCCTGATGGCACTCAGTCTACGATTATGCCCCCGGGTGCTGTTCGCCAGGCGGCTATTCAGTGGAAGACCGCGCCCGCTAATAAGGGGTACGCAACGGACTGGTATCTCAAGAATGCCAAGTCTAAGGGGACTAAGGTTTCCAATGACGGTGTTATTACTATCGGACCTGATGAGCCTGAGGCATTTCTTACTCTTGGCGTGAATGTTGACACCAAGGGGCTTAACGGAAATAAGCCCGCAAGCAAGGAGATTAGTATCCAGGTCAAGAAGTGACCGTGCTACAATAGAGCAAGGCCCCAGCCGACAGGGTTGGGGCCTTGCTTGTTAGGAGGATGTATGCCGAATCAGATTTACGATATGCCCCCTGAGACTAATGCAGGTCTTTCGTTTGATTATTCTGTGTGGTCTGCGGGGACTCTGCTTTCTATGGTCAATGTCCCTTTTGATAACACGTACCGCGACATTATTGATTGGAGCACGTACGGTAGGACTCCGAGGGATTATGTGCGGTCTTTGCCTAAGCGGAATAAGGTCGAGTTGTCTAAGATGACCTATCTTGCGCAGGGGCGACCTATCCGTATTCCTACGCCGTTCAGTGTTGCGAATCAGTTTAACTATGTGATGGTTGAGAATCCGGGTAAGCCTGCGGACATGCCCGGTTTTGAGGGGTACACTCCGACTACGTTTTTCTATTTCATTACGTCGATTGACTATGTTGCCCCCAATACCACCCAGTTGACGCTTCAACTTGATGTGTGGTCTACTTACTATTCTCGAATTAGTTTCGGATATGCGTATCTTGAGCGGGGGCACATGGGCGTTGCCGCCGTTGACTCGAATGAGAGTTATGGTCGGAAGTGGTTGACTCAGCCCGAGGGCCTTGATCTCGGTGGTGAGCACCGTATTATTAGGACGTACCGGAAAACTCTCTCTAGGGTACACGAGCAGGACTATTCTGTTGTCGTTACTTCCACAATTAACCTTGACAAGAATCAGGGTTATGGAAGTGAAAGCAACCCTAAGGTGAATGTTGCCTTTCCTAGTAATGCCGAGGGATTGCCTAATGGGGTTAATATTTATGCTTGCAGTTATGACCAGTTTAAACAAGGAATGTTGGGTCTAAGCAAGTTTCCGTGGGTTGCTCAAGGAATCGGTTCCATCACACTAATTCCCAAGGAAGTCGTTGACCTGAATGCCGGAAGCCCTGTTCCCGTAGGGGACGGGGGGAATGTTGGTACTTGGTCTATCATGAATAAGTCTTCCATTTATATCACCAAGGACTATTCTCTTAATGACGCCAATTTCCGAGACGAACTACTACAATACGTCCCTGAGGAGTATCGCCAGTTTAAGAAATTCGCTACAGCCCCATACTGCATTCTCGAGTTGACTACCTACTCGGGCAATCCCGTTGAATTCCGCCCCGAGTCTGTTAAAACTCCTGGCCTTAAGATTCGACAGTATTCACATATCACACCTCCTAATCCCGCGGTGTTTTTCACACTCAGGGACTACAACAGTGTTGTCGGCGGCAATGTATTGGATATTCGAGACGGAAAGGTCAGTGAGGAAATCGGGGAAACATGGGATATGTGTACTGGATATACATCATTGCCCACATTCTCGGCGGTTAATAACTCGGCGCTAAACGCCCTAGCGTCTAGCGCACACACAGCAGCAGCCCAGATTAATAATGCCAAGTGGCAGCAGCAGCGTGCTCAGCGCGCGGCTACTGCTAGTCGGGATATTGCTAATGCCGGTATTGCTGCAACAGCGGCCGGTGCTGAGAACACCATGTGGGGTAATTCTGCTATGGCGGATTCTCAATCGCGTTATAATAATATGAGAGCAACCGTGCAAGCGGCGCAAGGCGGAATTATGGCGCTAGGTGGTGCTCTTAGCCTTAATGGGCAGGCCGTCGGTGCGGGCATTGCGCAGTCGGCTACTGCCGGGGTTAATGCCATGATTTCTAATTCGCAGGCACAATCTACGGCGAATATCCAGAATCAGTTGGCTAGTGGCGCGTCTCAGATTAGTCAGACTCAACAGCGGGCCGTGCGCGACACTAACTATGAACTCGCACAGTTCACCGCTAATGGAGACTACGAGACGGCAATTTCTTCAATCAATGCGCAGCGACAGGATGTGCAGGTTATTCCTCCCGCCGTTGTGGGACAGACTTCAGGATACGTTTCTCCGATGGTGTCCCACGGTTTTATTATTGACTGTAGAATGCGGTTCATTTCGGAGAACGCCATGCACGCGATCGGACAGTTCTGGTTGCGTTACGGGTATACGATGAATACTTGGGTTAAGATTCCTGATACTCTTTCTCTTATGACCGAGTTTACTTACTGGAAACTGGTTGAGTGCTATCTTGAGCGGGGCGACATTCCTGAGAGTTTCAAGGGAACTATTCGAGGTATCTTCGAGAAAGGTGTGACTGTATGGCGGTCTCCTGATAGGATTGGTAGGACGAACATTAAGCGTAACTTCATTGATACGCGAGTTAAGGTGAGACTAAATGGTTAAAACCGATTACGTTAAGAACGGAATCTATAATAAGATTATGCTTAAGCCTCCATCTTCGAGCGAGGCTAGGCAGATTCAGTTGGAGCACATGTACCGGCGTCAACTGATGGGTAAATGCCTCTCGCGATTTACTTGGGAGGGACTGCCTAACGGGATTGATCCGCGATTCATTGAAGCAACTATCTTCAATAATGCATACTCTGTTTTCTATTTCGACACGATGTTTGAAATGTTTATGGCAATGCCTGCGACCATTTCAGGTCCGTTGGACATTCAAGACAATCCCACAGGTTATCGTGTGTCTCGAAACGGTATTTACTCGCGTGAGGTTAAAGCCTCAGAGAGTGTGTGTATCTGGGGTAATCAGGTTCGGGAGCCAGAAATCGACGTTGTTCTATCGTATGCTGCACGCCTTGCTCAGATTGATAGAACAATCGAAATTGACTTGCTCAACGAACGCAACCCCATGATCGTTGCTTGTTCTCAGGACCAGCGCCTTACTGTTCAGAATCTTATTTCTAGGATTTATGATGGTGAGCCCGTTGTGTGGGGCACCGAGAATATGTCTATGGATAATCTTGCAAACATGATTGGAGTGTTTCCGCTTAATCAGAATGCTGGTGCTGGTGCTGTTTCTTCCATTAAGCACATGGAGTCTAAGTCCAAGATATGGGGAGAAGCGCTCACAATGCTTGGAATTATGAACGTCAATTCCGAGAAGCGTGAGCGAATGGTTGTTGAGGAAGCGGCCGCGAACTCTGGTCAGGTTCTGGCGTCGCGTGAGTCGTTTATGAAACCACGGCTACTTGCTTGCGAACAGATCAATGAGATGTTTGGTCTTAATATCTCGTGTTCCTGGGCTGTTGATGACAATGCGGCCCCGAACATGTCTGACTATCTTGCCGAGATGAATACAACAACCTATGGGGGTGAAAATGTCGGTAACAACAATGATGCTTCGTGACGTTGTCAGAATAACTAATGACCATATTGGCCTTGACAGTTATCCGATTTTCGACGAAGCATACAGGGCCACACTTAACGATCGAATTAAACGTGAGTACTGGTTACAGGAAATCGGGCACGAAACTGTTGACATTTTCGTGTGGCGAATGAGGTTGCGGATGGACCTGATTATGCCTCGGTATAATCGAATGTATCTTGCTGAACTTCAGAACACCGACCCGCTTGAGGGCAATCGGCATTACTCACGCACCGGCCAGGACGGGAAGTCTCAAAACTCTGGAGTCAACCATCAGACCGGCAGCGGTAGTGGGACCAATGAGTCCAAGGGGCGTACGGTTGGTTCTGACACGCCTCAGACACGCCTTGCGGGCGATGGCGACTATGCCACGTCAATTAGCGACGCCAGCACTAGCGGGGGTTCTACGTCCCGGAATGAGTCGGACAGTACGTCATCATCGACGTCGAACTACACGAATAACCAGAACTCTGAATCGTGGGGTTACTCTGGAAGTAAGGCGCGGGCTATCGCTGATTACCGAAGCACTCTAATTAATGTTGACGATCTAGTTATCGCAGATATTAGCGACCTATTCATGGGTATCTGGGATAGCGACAACCCTAAAACTCCCGGGGGACTCATCGGGAGTGGAATCTACGGATATGGTATTGGAGGATACTATGGCTACTGGTGACGAGATTCTCGGCAACATTGACCGGGCTATGTGGCGAGTTAATTCGCGATCGATAAACAACGTCACTCCTTTCACGTACTCTGACGGTCTCACATATGTTGACGTGCTTGAGCGAATTCGTCGAAGCGTGATTGACGTTATCGAATTCACCAATAGTTTCGGAGAAGAGCAGGATAAGGTTGTTAAGCGAATCAATGATGTAGTTACAAACTTCATCGCCGAGATGGAGAAACTACACAACAACTGGGACGCTTCAGTAAACGCTAAGCGCACAGAACTGGAAACACGACTCAAGTCTTTTGAGGACCGAGTTGTTACGGCATTGTTCACGCCTAACAACAATGACTTTACTGTAGACGCCCCAACAGTTGGTGGCGGAAAACTACAGGTCCCGTCAAAGAAATGGCAGGATTGGGTTGGCACGCAACTCAGCGAGATCAAGTCCAGCGCTACCGCGCTTAGTGGTGATGTGACTAGTCGCCTTGCAACTCTTAAGCAAGCTGTGGACAATAATTTCTACAATAAGACTGAGAGTGATAAGCGGTACAATCCGCTTCACCGGGTAATGTATCCGCACTCTCTAATCATTGGTTCATCTAACGCCGAGTCTCGTGGCTGGCCTAATGGAACTTGGGAGCGCTGGGTTACTGCTAAGGGCGAGATTCCCCACAACTACGGGTACTCTGGTGGTGGATTTACTAGCACTCCTGACAACAACTTCAACACGCAGATTGACCGCGCTATTTCCGACTCTGTTGGTGACCGCGCGCGCCTTACAGGCCAGATCTATATCATTGACATGCTTAACGATATTCGTGGACAGAAAGACATTCGCGAGTCAGCCACCACGTTTATCAAGAAGGCTGTTAGGTCTTTCCCCAACGCAAAGATCTATGTTATTCCAGTCCTGTACAACGAGCATCCGCTCAACAATGACTGGAATATGGCAATGAACTGCGCCACTGCAACCAACGTGCTCAAGGAGGTTCTTGAGCCCTACGGTGCGCTAGTTTGCGAAGGCTCAAGGTCGTGGTTCCACAACGGCAAGAACTCGCGATACTTCCCCGATGATGCTGGTGTTCACTTCGGAACTGCTGGTTATGAGTTTGCGCAACGACAGTTTGACAACTGGCTTGAAGGTGGAAGTGGTTGGGTTGATTTCGGTTGGCACAACCTCAAGAATGGCGCGAGTTTTGATCGGGTCAAGAATGACAACAACCTACAGATGTTCATTGCTCGAAAGCATGACACTGTAAGCATTCACGGAATCTTTTCAGTCGTCCAACTTGAAGCATTCCTGACAATGTTTAACGTTCCTGCGTGGGCAAGGCCCTATCGAAACATGTACATTACAGCGTGGGATAATGCCACAGCATTCCCGCTAATCGTTGACAATACCGGGGCGCTAGTTCCAGCCACAAGGCTAAGCGGCGAAAAGACATTCGCCGTCAACGCAACATACCCCATATTCTGAGGACGCGGTGCTCCCCTGATACAATCAGGGGAGCACCGTCGTTTAGGAGGAAATCGTGGCTTGGGACGCTACCGCAAAGAAAGTTGCTGTCAAGGCAATTGGCCAGGTTGAGTCGTCTATGAACTACGCGGCAATCAACTACAACGACCCCATCACTGTCGGCTTGGCACAGTGGTACGGAACTAGGGCCGCTGCCATCCTCAACCGAATGCGCGCTGCCCATACGGCAGAGTATGCTCGCGTAGATGCGGGGCTGCGTAGTCGGTTGGAAACTGTCTCTGAGTCCTCAAGTTCGTGGAACACCTACTACCTTAGTAGGGCGGCTGGGGATAGTCTTCGCGATCTGTTGCTTGCAAGCAAGGACATTCAGGGTGACCAGATTACAAAGGACCTTGAATCGTATTTCAATGTTGCCAAGCAGTATAACATTAACCCTGAAACAGACACCGATGCTTTTATTCTCTGGTGTGTGGCCTATCACCAGGGGCCTCGCTATGCGTTGCAGGCAGCAAATAACTATTCTGGCGGCGGCCTTAATCAGATGTACAACGCCATTATGGCTAACGGCGTTCTAGGACAATACTATAACCGCTACAACGGCGCCAAGAACATTATCGCAAACAAAGACACCAGCGGAGTTGACGTTGGCGTAGGCGGCGTTAACGCTCCCGGAAATGGCGGAAATGTTGGTCAAAACGGTCAGCAAGTAACCATTGACGGCGGCAAAGTCATCATTACCGCAGACAACTCAAACATCCTCACAATGCGATCAAAGTTCGGAATTCACCGCCTATACTCCAAAGGACACAATCTGTGGGAGGTGAACATCGGTGAAATCGTCCAGAACATCGCGGGTGGGCAGGCAGGAACTCCTACCCCAGGAGGTGGGGGAGCGGTCCCGTCCGACGGCTCCAACGGAGCCAAGGCGCTCGCATGGGTCCTGGCCCGCCTAGGCAAGTTCGCCTACTGTCAGTGTCCTGGTCGCCAGGACCCCGACCATTCTGGGATCACCGACTGTAGCGGTCTCATGTACGCGGCCTACAAGGCCACTAGCGGTGTCTTCGTAGGCACGTGGACGGGCGACCAGTATTTCCGTGGGCAGGCGGTCATTGAGCGCGGTTCTGGGGCTATGACGGCCGCTCAGAAGGCTCTCCTGAGGCCCGGTGACATGATCGTCATGGCATGGCGCTCTACAGGCAGTGTGTACCCCGAAACCGATCACGTAGAAATGGTTGTGGACCAGAACACCACCGTAGGGCATGGCGGAAACCCGTATTATGGGCCCGTTAAGAAGTCTATAGACAATCTAAGCGCTACGCGCTGGTGGACGGTAAGGCGACACTGATGAAGAAAAAGTTTTCCTATTATTCTTTCTCTAACGTGCTCTCATATGCGGGCGTGTTTAATATGATTATGGGCGCCCGTGGACTTGGAAAGACCTACGGCGCTAAGAAGATTGTTATCAAGAACGCAATCAATAAGGGCCAGCAATTCATTTACCTTCGTAGGTATAAGACTGAACTCAAGGGGCGCAACAGTTTCTTCGCAGACATTCAGCACGAGTTTCCCGATGAAGAATTCCGTGTCGAAGGACAGTTCGCGCAGCGAAAAGTAGGAAAGAAATGGGAGACCATCGGTTATTTCATTCCCCTTTCCACAGCGCAAGCAAACAAGTCCATTGCCTACCCGAATGTATACACCATTATCTTTGATGAATTCATCATTGATAAAGGTTCGCTGCGTTATCTTCCCGATGAGGCGAAAGTCTTCATGGACTTTTACTCAACAGTAGACCGCTATCAGGACCGCGTACGCTGTCTCATGCTCTCCAACGCCGTCAGCATTATGAACCCCTACTTCATTCGATTCCACATTGAACCCAAAGAAGGAATTAGCCGTCACGCTGAAGGATTCATCGTCACAGACTTCGTGAATAGTGAGCAATTTCAGTCTGAAGTTGCGCACACTCGCTTCGGTTCATTCATCACCAACTATGCCGAAGACTATGCCGACTATTCCATCTCCAACAAATTCGCAGACAACTATGACGACTTCGTAATGAAAAAGACCGGAAAAGCAAAATACGCATTCTCCCTGCGATGCCCCGACGGAGAGGTCTCTATCTGGATCGACGGCGGCACATGGTTCGCCCAGCGCCGCCAGCCCCGCGGGGATAGGGTAAGATGGGCCTATAAGGTCTCTGACCTGAGGGAGGGGGAGCGACTGCTGATGTACGGTGACAAAGTACTCAGCATCATGCGCAGCACGTACAGAAAGGGTCGTCTTTTCTCCGATTCGCCCGAAACTCGTAACATGTTCGCTGAAATCTTTGTCCGATGATACACATTAGTCCCACCACAATTGACGTCGCCCTAATTCTCGGCGTCATATCCCTGCTAACAATCGCAGGGAGATTCATCTACCGTGCCACGCGATTCATGGACCACCTATCGTCCATGCTAAGCGCTTGGGACGGGAAAGACGGGACACCTAGTGTCCTAGACCGGCTTGAAGATATTGAAGACAAATTAAAAGACGTGCAATATCATGTCAAGCCAAACCACGGCGGATCAAGCGTAGACGCGCAAAACCGCCAACTCAGAGAAATCATTTCCTATCTCAAGGAGAAAAACAATGGGTGACCACGAGGCCCCTAAGCCCCCGTTCATTCCCGACGCATACCGACTTTGGCTCTACGTCGTTAGCGCCGGAATTCTCGTGTGTCTTGGTGTTTGGGGCGTATTTGACGGTGACAAGATTGCTGCGCTCAACTTCCTGTTTGCAGCATTCTTTGGTATTGCCAGCCGGAACGTTCCCAGCAAGGAGTAGTGATGGTAACTCGCGCAGACATTATCGCCGCCGCGCGCTCAGAAATCGGATACTCCCGATGGGCAGACGACGAAGCGGGAACTAAGTACGGGCGATGGTACGCACAGGTAACCGGCTCCCCCAGTTTCGGTGCAAGCGGCGTCCCCTACTGCGACATGTTCGTGTCCTGGGTGCTCAACAAGGTAGGAATCAACTGGGTGAGTGCCTACGTCCCCGGCCGCGAAGCGCAGGCACGAGCTCGTGGCGTACTCATCGACAAATGGGACGTGCGCCCCGGCGACCTCATCACCTTCGACTTCGACGGTATTGGAGTAGCCCAGCACATTGGGGTCGTTGAGCAACCTCCGAACTCCGCAGGTGTTTTCTACAGCATTGACGGAAACACCACGTGGGGAATTGGTGGACCACAGGACAATGGTGGTGTTGTTGCCCGTCGTGAGCGCAATATGGACGTTGCTCGCTACGGCATTCGCGTCGTTGACGATAATTCTGCCATTTCCAGTGGTGGAAACATTCGAGACATTCAGCGAATTCTTGGTGCAGTACAGGACAACATTCTTGGAACTGACACTGAGAAGCGAATGTGCGCCGTAATCAAGGCCAGCAACTGGGGAGGACGCGAATTCCCATGGGGCGTCGCCTACACCCAGCAGGTTGTAGGAACCGCTCCCGATGGAATCTGGGGTGACGCCAGTGAAGCCGCCCATGACCGCGTCATCGAATCCCTACAAGGAGCCCTAGGCGTCACCATCGACGGCATATGGGGCCCCGAAACCTGGGCCGCATGGGAGCGACTCGCACGCACCGCAGAACGCCCATAAACACTTATCCCCCGGAAGGAACCAACCACTTCCGGGGGATAAGTATGTCCTCAGTTCTCAGCCGCTGTAGTATCAACTCCGATCGCATTAAGCATCTCAAACCAAGTTTTGCGACACTGTTCAGCACCAGTGTGACCGTATTGCTTGATAGTGTTAAGACCTGTAGTCTTGTCTGAAAAAACCACTCGATTATCCGGCCAACCATAAACATCTAGGCGAAAATCAAGGCCGTCAATCAGAATCCGATCACACCTAACAGCAATGCTGTATCCAGGCAGTTGATCTACCAGATTAAGTTTCTTAGCCAGTTCCCTGAAGTGATACATTAAATTACTCCCATGCTTTCCATGCCCATTTCTAACAATGCTTCATTTCTTTCATTCAACGAATCATAATGAACAATTGTTCCACTTTCTGTCTCAAAATGATTCCACACTTCCATTGTGTAGTCATTAATCAAGCGAAATGCTGTGCAGCCACAATAAAGAATATTGCATCCAGCAGGAGTGTAAAACTCCCGCATTCCATAATGTCGTAACTTTCTCTTAGTCGTCTGAATCGACATCACAATCACACTTCAACGACTTAACCCAAGCCGCCGTCCGCTCAGGAGTATCATTAAGGCAAGTGTGCTTAATGTACCAATTGCCATTGCCCATGCGCTCAAGAGTTATCTGTGTCATTTAATTTCCTGTCCACATTTAAAATGAAATTAGCAATTGCTGAATTAACAATATCGAATGCTCCCGTTTCCACTACCAATGAAAAACGTTGACCCATGTAGATTACAATCCACGTCATAAACGGCGAATTGTTACGAGTGCTAAATAGAAGGTTGTTTGTTTTAACTAAAACCTCATTGCCTTCACAAGCATATTCAATCAAGTCCTGTAGAAAAATCTTTGTTGATTCATCGATAGATGCCATTTTCTATACCTGTATTGCTTGAAATTATGCTATCAATCGAAATTATGTGATATTCTTTCGATCCGTTCCTCCAATAATGAATCCGGCCAGTATCGCTATAATAAGCAATGTGATAACCTTTCAACAACACGTTCGTTATGAAATTAGAAACCTTCCAATTGGTGAGGGTGACAAAATCGTCACCCTCACCATGATGACACCTACGATTCACAACCGATCACCAAACCAAGCCAACAACTCCCACTGAGAACCAAACCACCACGTCTCACCATCCCGACGAACCTCCCACTTCCTCGAGCCATGACGCACCACCAAGTACTCCTCACTGCCATAGGAGAGCACCCCCTTAGTACCCGCCTTCCACGCCCGAAGGCTGCATCCAGACTCCTCATACCAGGTGTAAGCACCAGCACCAAGCAGAGTCTTGAAGTTGTTCATTTCAGTTCCTTCCATTCCCAGCGGGCTAACCCCGCCCCGTTCATGTATTAATAAT